CAGTTTATTATCAATTTTATAAGGTAGATATTTTTCAACCCTATTTTTAGTAATTTTATTTAAATAATTTACTCTATATTCTAAGTCTTTTATTTTCATTCAACCTCCAGTTGTTAGCTTAATTAAAAGCTAGGTTTATATTATCTAGATTAATTAAAATCTAGGCTTACAAGTTATGGTTGTATCTAGCATTTTTAGACTTGCCACCATGAATACTCATGTTAATTCTATTATAAATACTAGATTTACTTGGCTTGTAATATTTATTAAAAACAATCGGATTACTTAAAAGGGTCTTTTTATAAAGTCTAAAAGCTTTCCAGTTTTTAATCCCGAATTGTTTATAATTGTTTTTTGTTATCATGATTTGAATATATAAAATTAAATAAGGCAAATAAAGAAAAAAATAAAATAATTTAAAAATAAATAAGCTAGGAATAACAAGGGATTTTGAGAGATTGTGTTTGAATTGTGGCTAATTATTGTTAAATATTACAGCTTTATTTATAATAAAAACAAATCAATTATAAAAAATATAAAAGTTTTTACAAAATAAATTAAGTTAAATTAGCTTATAAACTTATAAATGATTTGTAAAAAGGGTCTGCAATAAATAAAAAGATAATGCAAGATAATAATTAAAGTTATCCACAGGCTATTTAAAAGCTTAAAGAGGGTCGGGCTAGTTTCAAAAATTAATTAGGTTTAGCTTGTGATATGGCTAGATAAAAGAGTTATTGAAATATACAATTGAGGGTTGTTTTACTTGATATTTGTGAAGATTGTTTGAGGGTCTATTGCTTATCTTTACTGTGGTATTTATGTCACTATATATTGTAAACTAGTCACACTAAATATCTTTAAATATTATGGAAGATAGCTAGAGAGTAGGTTGTATTTTTTTAGTTTAGATTGATTCTAATTAACAAGGGGGTACATATGTGACATAGGGGGGTGGTGGGGTAGTATATATACTGCTTATACATTTTACAGAGATTTAGATGTAAACTAGATAGCCTCGCCCTGCTACAAAGATTCATAAAGAGACTTGCTATATTGCTGGACTGCCCCAGAGAGGTATAGGTGCTTCACCCTCTGGAGAGACACTAATTATATTATACACCTACTTTTGCATTTGTCAACATAAAAATAAATAAATAAATAAAATATGTTGTCAACTAGCTGTAAACTTGTTATAATAACAACATGAGCAATAACTTCCTACCAACCAATTCAGATAAACAAAGAAAACTAACAGACCAACAAAAGCATTTCCTTACAGCACTAGGTGGTGTTGCTAAAGGAGATATAAACCTAGCTCTAAAAGAGGCAGGGTATGCTGACAGTTCTAAATCTAATGTAGTAGATTCCCTAAAGGATGAGATAGTAGATGTCGCCACAAAGATTCTAGCTAAGTCAGCACCACGAGCCAGTCAAAAATTAGTGGAGATATTAGAAAGTGATGACCCAATCCCTCAAGTCAATGCTAAGTTAGCAGCAGCTCAAACATTGTTGGATAGAGTAGGTATTGCAAAACGAGATAAATTAGATGTTACGCATACAGCAGCATCAGGTATATTCATTATACCAGCAAAAGAAAAACTAATTGATGTTAATGCAGAAGAGGTGGAGATAGATGATGAAGAGAAATAGTTCTACTATTCCTTTTGGATATAAGTTAAGTAATGATAATAAAACATTAGAGGTTGTTGACAAAGAAGTCTCAGCTTTAAATGAAATGAAAGAGGGTGTTAAGTCAGGTGCTTTTAGTTTAAGAGGAGCAGTTGAGATATTAGAACACCAGACTGGTAGAAAACTATCAGCTATGGGTTTAAAGAAAATCATAGACAAAGATAAACCAGTATCAGTTAATCAATCCATACCAAGTTTGTTAAATAAGAATGAGTGAAGAGAAACCAAAACGACAATATAACTATGGTTATGAACACAAAGCTAAGATAGCTTCTAGAAAAGCTGTTAAGGCTAAAGAGAAAGAAATAGCTAAATTAAAAAAGAATTTAGAAAATAAAACAAAACGACTTCGAGATAAAAAAGAAGCTTTACAGATTGTACAAAATGCAGAAACAAACAAAGAAACTAAGCAAGGCTCGGTCATGGAAGATACTCAGTACGATAACCTTCCTAACCCTGTTAAAGAACTCCTTGAAGAGGAAAAAGAAAGAATAGTATTTAAACCAAACTCAGGTCCACAGACAGATTTTTTAGCTGCACCTGAACAAGATGTACTGTATGGTGGAGCAGCAGGAGGTGGTAAATCATATGCCATGCTTGTTGACCCATTAAGATTTATGCACATCAGAGAACATAGAGCATTGTTACTTAGAAAGTCAATGCCTGAATTAAGAGAACTAATAGACAAATCTAGAGAACTGTACCCAAGAGCTTTTAAAGGTGCAAGGTTTAGAGAGGTTGAAAAGATTTGGAGATTTCCTTCTGGAGCTTCATTGGAGTTTGGTTACCTTGATAGAGATGCTGATGTATATAGATACCAAGGTCAATCGTATACCTGGATAGGGATTGACGAGCTAACACAGTATCCTACAGAATTCCCACTTCAATATTTGCAATCACGATTGAGAACAACTAATAATGAAATACAATGCTACATTCGGTGTACTGCAAACCCAGGTGGAGTTGGAGGTAATTGGGTCAAAAAAAGGTATCTAGACCCAAGTCCTCCTAATGAATCTTTTGTTGGACAGGATAAGATAACAAGAAAGTTTATACCAGCTAGATTAGAAGATAACCCATATCTATCTGATGATGGTAAGTATGAACAGATGTTACAATCATTACCTGCAATACAAAGGAAACAATTACTAGATGGTAACTGGGATGTTGCCGAAGGTGCAGCCTTTACAGAATTTGATTATGATACACATTGCATTGACCCATTTGAATTACCTAAACATTGGGTTAGAGTAAAAGGAATTGACTATGGTTATGCAGCAGAATCTGCAGTTGTCTGGGGAGCAGTAGACCCTTCAGATGAAACATTAATTATTTATAGAGAACTATATGAAAAAGGTTTAACAGGTGAAGACCTAGCTAAAAGAATATTTGAATTTGAGAAAGAGGATAGACTATCTGTTTCAGGGGTGTTAGACACAGCAGCATGGTCTAGGACAGGTGCTTCAGGTCCAACAGTAGGGGAAGTACTAACTATTGCAGGACATAAGCTTAGAAGAGCTGATAAGAACAGAATTCAGGGTAAGATACAAATACATGAGAGATTAAAATTAAACGACAATGGTCGACCCAAACTCCAGATATTTAAATCTTGCCCGAATCTAATTAGGGAAATACAATCAATACCAATTGACCCTAATAGACCAGAAGATGTAGACACTAAAGCTTCAGACCATGCGTATGATGCTCTTAGATATTTAATTATGTCTAGACCTAGAACTACATCAGTATGGGAAGAAATGACTAACAAGAAGAGATGGACACCTTCTGACCCAACTTTTGGATACTAATATGCCTGTATATACATTTAAAAACAAAAAAACAAATGAAGAATATGATGAGATAATGTCATATGATGAATTAGTAGAATACTTAAAACAAGATAATATACAACAAGTATTTAAGATTAATATATTTAAATATGCTGATGGTGGTGGTATGAAAGACCAGTTTACTGATTGGTGTAAAAGTACAAGTGTAAATGGTAAAGAAGAATTTAAACCTTATGGTAAAGCAACTAAAGGATTTAATAAAGCAACAAAAGCTAGGGAGGAAAAGAAAAATAATGGTTAAAAGAAAAATTAAATTAAATCCCAAAGCTAAACGAGAAATAGATAGATATCCTTTAGTAGCTGTATACTGGCTTGATATTTGCTCGGATAGCTCATGGCAATCTATTGAAGGATGTAAGAAAGCAAAACTACCTATATGTGTAACTAAAGGACATTTAATAACTCAGAGTAATGGAGTGACTAGAATATTTGGAGACTATTCTTTGTCAGATGAAGATTCAGGAACAATAGAAGAAATTGGTAACAGCACAATTATACCTAATAGTGTAATCGTAGAAATTAAAAAAATAGTTGACAAGGTCTAATAATAAGTGTATTATTATATTACTGCACAAATAATTTAAGGAATTATATATGGCTACCTACGACCAGATTAAAGAGAACTTAAACCCAGTTCAATCAGAAGCTGAGGAAGAAAAAATTTCTGCTCTTGTTGGAAAAATTAATTCAAGATTTCAACAATGTGAAACTACAAGAGAAGATGATGAAGATAGATGGCTACAAGCTTTCCATAATTATCGAGGAAGATATTTTAAGAATGTAGCTTTTAGAGACCATGAGAAATCTAGAGTCTTTGTTAAAGTTACTAAGACAAAAGTATTAGCAGCATATGGTCAATTGATAGATGTACTATTCGGTGCAAATAAATTTCCATTAACTATTCAAGAAACAAGAGTACCTGAAGGTATAGCAGAGTATGCTCATCTTAATCCATTAAAAGAACAAAT